ATTTGTAAATTACATGGAGAGTTTGAGCAACAAGCGGGATCTCATGTATACACAGGAAGAGGTTGCCCTAAATGCGGTAATAATTTTAAGGTTAATACCAAAGATTTCATAGAAAAAGCTAAGTTGACACATAAGAATATTTATGATTATAATAAGGTTGAATATGTAAGTGCCCATAAAAAAGTGATTATTACTTGTAAAGAGCATGGTGATTTTTTACAAACTCCTAATTCTCATATGAAGGGAAATGGATGTAATGAATGTTTTAGAATTAGATTAGGTGATTTAAAACGTAAAACAAAAGAAGATTTTATAAAAGAATCAACTTTAATACATAAAAATAAATTTGATTACTCAAATGTAGTGTATAAAACATCTTCCGAAAAGATAGAAATTATTTGCAATAATCATGGTTCTTTTTGGCAAACAGCTAATAATCATATACAAGGTCATGGTTGTCCAAAATGTATTTCAATAGTTTCCATACCTGAAATTGAATTGCAGAATTATATTGAAAGTTTAGGATTTGAAATACAAGTAAATAAAAGAAATATTATAGCCCCTTATGAGTTAGATATTTTTATTCCAAAATTAGATAAAGGAATTGAGTTTAATGGGGAATATTGGCACTATGAGAAAAGAAATAAGCACTGTAAACCAAAAGGATATCATGCCATGAAATCTAATCTATGTAGAGAGAAAGGAATTAAACTTTTACATGTTCGTGAAGATTTATGGAATAAAGACAAAGAAAAAATGAAACAAATAATTAACAAATTTTTAACATATGGCTACGGCATTTTCGATCACAAAATATAGAGATCCCGAAAAATTAGATATATCTGTATTGGGAAAAGCTATGCAGTATAAGCAACAAATGTATGATACAAATGTTGCTCAGGTTCAACAATTAGTGAACCAATATGCAGGAACAGATTTACTTAGAGATGTGGATAAACAGTATTTTGGAGAAAGATTAAATACAATTGTAAATTATATAAACGAATCAGGTACTAGAGATTGGTCAAGAAAAAGTGTAGCATCAGATATTCAAAATTATGTGTCTCAAGCTTTAGATAGAAATGTTCTTAGTGCAATAGGTTCTACTCAGGCAAGGAGAAAGCAAATGGCTGAGATCGAGGATATCAAGAAAAATAAACCCGATCAGTATTCAATGCAAAATGAATGGTTTGCTACACAGGATTATCAACGATATATGACATCAGGTCAAGTTGGGGACTCATATCGTGCTCAATCATATGTTCCTTATACAGATGTTAAGGCGTTACTATTAGAGAACTCCAAGTATTTAAAAGATTTTGGGGTAGAGTATCATGTAGACCCTATTGGAGGAAATCAATATTTTACAAAGATTGGTACTTCTGAGCGTATTGCTCCCGAAACAGCAAAAGAATATCTAGATATGATGATGGATTCTAAAGTTCAAAATCAATTATACATAGATGGACAGTATGCTTATAAGGATTTACCTAGTGAAAGTATTAAGAAACAATATGATGATAAGTTAAATGGTTATAATAAATATAATAATGAACGTATCAATGAGTTAAAAACTCAGGCGTTGACAGCTACAAGAACTCAAAAGGCTCAAATTGAACAAGCTATTCAAAAATTAGAAGATAGTAATAATAATATCAATAAGACAAAATCAATGAATATCAGTAGAGATGCTATGGCAAACTACTTATATAATTCTGATTTTAAAGATAAATGGAGTGATTTCTTGTCTTATGATAGATTAAAGGATTGGAAGATTGATGATACAGGATTTAAAATTTGGGAAGCAGAGCAAAAAACTCAACAACAAGCATGGGAGAATCAGTTTAAAGTAGATTCTTTTAATTATCAAGCTAAAAAGGATGAGGCAGAATTTCAGCAAAGAGAAAGAAAAATGCAACAAGATTTAACTATTGCAGGTTGGAAACAGAATAAAGATGGTTCTTTATCTCTAGACCCTAATAATCCTGTTAATGGGATGAATGTAACAAAATCAGGTAAAACTCAAGAAGATATTACAACAGAAAGTGGATTTTTAGCTCAAGAAAAAGCGTATAATCAAAATGCAACATTATTGAATAATGAAGTTGTAAAAGAGATTGAGGAATTGTTACAAAGACCTGAAAATGCAGAAATAAAAAAACAATTGGGTAATAATGTAAATGCAAAACAGGCAGCGTGGATGATGGTAAATTCTCCTTCAAAGTATGGAGGGTTATATGCCTTAATTTCTGATACTAATAAAGGTATAGTCGATGATTTACAAAGTAACAAAAAAGCCTTAAATGATTTTGATAAAAATCTTGAAGCTATGACAAAAGATGCTATGGAGATGGGTAGAGCAATGGCTTCTAAAAATACAAAAGCCTCTACACAAAGAAATTTTGTTGAGTCTTCATTAGGATATATAATAGATAGTAAGGGAAATGTTGTAAAAGGAGATGTGTTAAATGCGCCAGGAAAAAATGGTGATTTAGCTAGAACAATTACAACTTTTAATTATGCATTGATGAGTGGTGATTTAACAGATGTTGAGGCAGCTAAATATAGAAGAGCGGCTAAAAATGCTTTGATTAAATCAGGATTAAGTCAAAAACAAGCTCAGGATGCTTATGAAAAAATGGTTTATAAGACAGGTTATTCTTCGGGTGTAGGAGGTTACTTTAAACAAGTAGCTAATGAATTTGCAGGAGCAGTTTTACAAGCAGGACAAGGTATTGCTAATAATATTTTTTTGAGAGATACTACAGATAAATCAACTATGTATGATGACTTTAAAAAATCTTACTTAGATGGAGAATCTTTTAAAGCAAAAGATAAATTCCAATTAGGATTAAGACAATCATTTTCTACAAACTCTAGACCTGGAGATTTAGGAAATTCTGATGTTGATAGAAGTAAATTAAGTTTTGACCCATCTTTATTTAAAGAAAGAGCTAAACAACAGATGACTGCTATAGATAAAAAAGCTGATGTATACAAACAGATTTTTAATAAAACTGTAAATATAGATTTAGGAAGTAAGCTAGGTCAGTCAATGTTAGGGTCTTTTAAAGCACATATGGAAGTTGGAGATGAAATACAAGAAAAAGGAAATGCTCAAATATTAATAGACCAAACTACTAATATGGCACAATTAACATTACCTGTTAAAGATGGTAAAGAATATGTTGCAAAGTCTGTAAGTATTCCTATTGATGAATTACCTCAAGCTGTTTTACAGAATATAAAACCTGAAAGTACAACAAAAATTTATTCAGCTGATAATCCATATTCTGTTAATTTTGAAGCAAGAACAGAAATTCCAACTAATAGAGAGGAGTGGAATTCTAAAATAGAATTAATGCCTGATAATGAAAGAACTAAAGCTTTTAACAATCCTCCTAGAACTCAACAAGATTGGATAAGAGCATTAACAGTTTCTTATGGAAACGAGATAGTAGAGAAAAATAAAGAGGCTATTAATAAAATTTTAGATTTACCTATTGAAATTTCAACTCAACGTAAAGATAATCAATGGACGTTAATAGTAAAACAAAATGATAAGCCAATTTTTATGCAAGATACAGGACAAAAAGATTATAATCCTAAAGATATGAGAAATGGAGTAAATGATATAGTTACGACAGCTATTGAACAAAGAATTAAAGATGTATTGGGGATTGCAAAATAATAAGAAGATAATATGGACGAAAATAATTTAAATCCAGCTGTAGATACAACATTGTGGACGATGCCAACAACATCGCCCACTCCTGTTGATGTGACTAAGAGTACATTGCCTTATCAGGATGTTACTTTATCAAATATAAAAGATTTATCACCTGATATAACTGCTTTAGTGGGAAGTATTAGATTTGATACAATTAATAGTATGTCTAATACAGCTAATAGTAGAAACAACTTACTAGATAAATTATTTCCAGATAGTAACAAGATTGATTTAACTACAGAAGTTCCTTTAGAGGCTACTCATGAGCAGTTAAATGATGGAACATGGATTCCTAGATATGAATCTTATATGCCTGGGGTTGATAATGATACAAGGTTATCAGCACAACAGGGTGATTGGGAAAAGTTTTTTAATCCTATCAAAAGATTTATGTCTAATACAGGTAAAGCCCCTTTAGATTTATTATCAGGGGTTTATGGTATTGGAGCAGCAGCTTTGACAGGGAGATTTGATGCAATTTATGATAATGATTTTGCACATTATGTAGATGATTTAACAACGAGAACTAATTCAGAATATAAGAATTATTATAACGAAAAAGAAAGAAATCAAGATTTAGGTTTAAATATGCAAACTTGGGACAAAGTTCTTGGGGGAGCAGAATTTACAGCAAGAATGTTAGCCTCAGAAGCTATTATTGCTGTATTAACTGATGGTGCAAGTTTACCTAGTTCTTTTGCAAAAATTGGATTAAAATCAGGTTTAAGTGCAGCAGGGAGAACAGCAGTTAAAAATTCTAATGAGGTTTTAGAAGTAGGTAGAGACATTGCTAAAATGTTAAAAATAGCACAAGCTCCCGAATTAAGTACTGCTGTTAAAGGAGCAAATGTTGCAAACTCTGGTAGTAGAATGTTAGGAGCTCTAGAAACAGCTGCTAATAGAGGTAAGCTTGCAGACAACCTTGTAAAAGCAAGATTTGCTATTACTTCCCCTATGTATGAAGCAGGTTTTGAGGCAAGACATTTTCAGAAAGAAGCTGAACAACAGTTTTGGGATTACTATAATGAGAGAGGTATACAGCCTACTCCCGAAGAAGTAAATGCTTTTGCAGGTAAATTAGCAGGAGCGACAAATGGAGTATTCATGGCAAACATGGCTATTCTAGCACCGTCTAACTTAGCAATGGTAGGAGATTTTGTAAATCTTAAAAATCCACTTTCTAAGTGGGTAACAGGCGGAGGAGAAGGAATAACAAGAAATCTATTTAAAATAGGTACTGAGGTAGGTGAAGATGGAGCTTATAGAGCTTTAAAGGCAGGATTTTGGAATAAAACTGCTGCATATGCAACTCCATTTATTAAAGGAGCTTTAGTAGAAGGGGTTTATGAAGAAGGAACTCAAGGTATTGCTTCAAATACTTATAAAAATTATGTAGCGAGTTCTTATGACCCTGAGGCTATGAAATCTACTGCTAACTATATTGATTCTTTCGGGAAGGCTTTCAAAGACCAATTTGGTACTAAAGAGGGTATGGAAGAAGTTTTGATTGGTGCTTTGATTGGTGGACTTATGGGAGGAGTAGGAGGAGCTAGAAATACAGCTCGTGAATACCGTGCTCAAAATCAAATTGCAGGGATTCAAAATGCTGGACTAGAATTTACAGATAATTTACGTTCAAATATTTATACTAATGAACAATTATTATCCCTTTTCTCTAGTGCAAACAGATTTCAAAACATTAGACAACAATTAGAAAATGCTAATGAGCAAGGAAATAAATTAGAAGAAGCTTCATTACAAGCACAATCTTTCATATCTTTGTTAGATGCTTATAATAGTGTAGGAAAAGGAAATGAATTTACCGATATGGTTAAAAATGTATTTATGGGTATTGATAATCAATACGTTGCTGATAGTACAGGATTAAACATAGAACAAGTAGATGCTTTTAAAACTGAACAGGTTCAAGATATGACTGATTTAGCAGATAAATATACTACGGCTTTAGAGGCAGGAAGATATTTATTTGGGAATAAAGTAGGAGGATTTACAGAAGTGGATATTGATGGTAAAAAAACTAAAGTTAGTGGTCAGAATTTGGCAAATGCTTTAGCATTTTCATCTACAATGGCTTTATTTAATGAAAAATATGCTAGTGAAACATTCTCAGCTTTTCAAACTAAATTAGCACAATTAAGTGCAGGGAATGATATTGTAGAGAAAATGGGGGCTATTGGAGCTATTAAAAAAGCTAGTGAAGTAGAACTAGAAAAATATTATAGTTTAAACCAAGAAGAAAGTCAATTAAAAACTCAATTAAATAAAATAGCTGATAGAATTAATCAGTTAAATGCAAGTGAGGAAAAAGCTAATGCGGCAACTGAAAGAGTTGAGTTAGCTAATAAATTAATCGAAGTTCAAAATCAAATAAATGATGTAACAGGTACTAAAGATGTTCTTTGGAAATCAATGGTGGATAATTTCTACTCTAAAATAGGAGGTGCTAAATATGCTCCTCAAATAGATTTAGATACATTCAATAAACAAGTTAAAGATATTGAAAGTGCTTTAGATAATGCAAATTATTCAGCTAGTGATAAATTAGTATTAAATCAACTATTAGACCAATTTGATAATGCTAACAATGCTTATAAGTCATTTACAAATATGGCTAATAGAATTGCAGACCCTAAATTTTCATTTAAAACTTATAATCAACTATTTGGAGGATTAAGAGCTAAATTTGATAAGTCAATCAACGACCATACTAGAGAAACATTATTACAACTATATGGACAGGGAAGATTAGCAAATCAAATGATGAATGATACAGTAGATAGCTTAGAACGAGCACCATCACCTGTAACACAAGAAGTTGTAAATTCAGATAGTATTCCAAGTGAAGATATTTTAGCTTATCTTAAAGACCAGTTAAAGAATAGAAGAAAACTAACTGCCAATGAGCAACAGGTTTATGACCAATATAAAGATGAAGTAGATAATTATCAATCTCAGGATGAAATTGACCCTTTAAATTCTACTTCTGATGCAACTATAATAGATGATTTAACTGTAAAAAGAAATGCTATACAAGCCGAGTTAGATAACTTAGATAACGGAGTTTATTCAGATGAATTACAAAGAGCTATTGATGAGTTAGAAGATTCTACAAGTACAGCCACAACAGAAAATCTAATTACCAATTTAGATGATATAATTGCTAATGGAAGTGGAAGATTAGAAATTCAAAATAGACAAGGTGAATCAGTAGCCTTTGATATGTTTGATATTGTTGTTGATACAACAGATAATACAGCGGAAGTTGCCTATGTTAAAAAAAGAGATAGAACGTCTAATAAAGGTATTGCTTATGAAGCATATATAGAATTAGGTAATAGACTTGCAGAACAGGGAATTACTTTACAAACACCTTCGGGAAATAAGCTTACAGGGGGATTAGACCTTTGGAATAGACTTGTTAAAGAAGGATATGCAACAGGTAATAACAGAACAGGTTATACTTTTATAGGAAAATCAGAAGGTGTAGATGCTATAACAGAAAGAGTTGAACAGGAAAGATTAAGACTAGAGGATGATTTAGCAGTTTTAAATGGAGAAATAAATACTGAGGAAAGGAGAGAAAGGCTTCAAAATGAACTAAACTCTATTAGAGATGAGGTAATGGAAGAAGAAACTATAGATACTTCAAAAATCAAAAGAATGAATATTCTTCAAAGAGAACTTAATGCTTTAGATAATGTAAAAACACCTTTTAATGCAAATGGAACTCCTTTTGAACAATTAAGTTGGATTATTAACAATATTTCTGATTTAAATTTTGAAACTGTTGATGATTTGGCTACTATTCAAAGACCTACTCAAGATGTAGTGGATGAATATATAAATCTTTTAAAGACTAAAAATAGAAATACTACTCAAAGAGCTAGATTAGCAGAATTAAGAAAGGAATTATTACCTTTTAATTTAGCAGAAGGATTATCTTTAGATGGTGTAAATGTGCTTGATATAATTAATTTATATAATCAAAATCAAAATATTCAAGAAGTAAATGAGACTCAATTAGCAGAATTACCAGAAGATACTTTAAAAAATGTTATAAAAGATGTTAAACAAGTTAATGATAGAGAGGAGTTTAGGTCTGCAAAAGTTGGATTAGTTTATGATGGAGCATATATAGAAAGAAAGAAAAACGGTTATAAGATTTATCACGTTAAATTAAATACAATGCTAGAACAATCTCTAAATGCAGGATTTTCACCAGAAATAACTGTATATGGAGAAGATAGTAAAGGTAAGAGAACGGTGGTTGAGGAAATAGCTGTAACTCCTGAAAATATGCAGGAATTAGGAAATAGGTTTGATGGGCAAGATAACATAAAAGTAAGATTATCAGAAGATAGTGCGGTAACTAAAAATAAAGGAGATAAATCTTTCTATGTAAATGGAGATGTAAACACTTTATTAGATTTAATTGGTGCTAGTCCATATGCTATTACAGGTCAACCTACAAATTATGTTTTACTATATAAAACTAATACAGATGGTTCTATGCAACCTAGAGAGGCAGAATTTACTATTACTAATCAAGGAGTGGAAATGAATTTTGATAAAGAAGCCTTAAATAGTGTAAAACCAGGTGATGATGTAACTTTAGAATTTGATTTAAATGATGACTTCAACAAAAACTTATCTAAAGAGGATTATAATTCTCAAGGTAGAATTTATGTTAAAAAGAATGGTAAATTAGTTAATATTCTGAAAGGAACAGATGTTGCTAAATCTGGAAAAGATAGTTGGACAGAATTAGAGGCTATTAGGAGAAAGGCGGTAAGAGCGGGCACTTCTAAGAAAAGTAAGACTGTTAAAATAAAAGTATCTGATTCTTATTTAGGATTTCCAATTGTCCCTTTAAATGCAGACGGAACGGCTAGAGAAATTCCTATTGATGAGTCTAAAGTAGCAGGATTTGGTTATATGGATGAGAATGGTAATTTACAAGGAGATATTGCTAGATTAAAAATAGATAATATTCAGTATATTACTCCACTCTCAACTTTAGGAAAGAAAACACCTGTAATGGCTTTCAATGCTTATGGTCAAGTAATTGCTTTTCCTATTAATATAAAACCTCAAGGTATAGATTTATCTGCTGATGTTGATACTATTGTTAATGATGATACTTTAACTAGAGAGAGAAAAATCTTTGAAATAAATGCTTTATTAGAGAATAATGGATTGTTTAATGCAGACACGGCTTTAAGTAATGCTAATTTTGATATTAATAAGGTTAAACAGACTTTATCCGCTGTAAATCAATCAGTAGATATAACAGATAAAGACCAGTTTGATAATGCAGATAAGACAGCATTTATTGATTTGAATGACCCATTTAAATCTTCCAAATTAGTATTTGATTTTGGTTCAATCCAAGAAGAGTTATTAAATACTGAAAAGGATGCTAAAGAGGCTAATAAAGAAACTACATCAACCAATAATAAAAAAGGTAAAAATAAGGCTGATGAGAATAAATGTTAATAAAAATAGAATCCCCTTTATAGGGGATTTTTTAATTAAAAAGTTAATGCTTTTTGTAATCTTAAAATTTTTTTATACTTTTGTACTATGACAAATTGCGAAATAAATATAGAAAATGGTATTCCTGTAGTTAAAACTTATCCTAGTTTAATGCAGGATATTTTAGAATATACAGGATTCAATACAAACCGAGCTCTAGATTTATATGGAGCGGTTTTGACAGATGAATTTCAAGAATTGAATATTCAAAAACCTACATTAAAAAATGTAACATCATTTATAGAACAAGATAATATAGATAATGCAGGAAAGCTTTCAACAGAAGATAGAGAGAATTTGTTGAATATATCACTTCAACCAACATATATGGAGGATATAAAAGATAGATTTATTAATGCTTTTAATGTTGACGGGGAATTTGGAATAGATATATCTCAAATAACAGCTTCGGGATTATTTACAAACAGTGATGTTTTAGAAATGAGTTCTAAAGAGAACATAAATAAGTTAAAACAATTATATTATAAATTAAACAATACAGATGAACAATTTGAAAGTATTACAAGCAACATTAACGTTAAAAACAATTTATTTAGTAAACTTAATCCTGATGAATTTATACAGAATTCCTATGATTTTTATATAGGTTCTCAAACAGAGCAGGATGTTATAAATAAAGCGAATGAAATAGGAGATGACTTAATTTTAGAAAATAATAGTTTGGCTTCTATTGTATTAGATTTAGTAAAAGATAAGCAATCTTTTGTACAGTATGAAGGTAATCTTTTAACAGGTACAGTAGGTCGTAAAGAAGTTAATAACACTGAAACTAAATTAGTACAAACATTAGATATTAATCAAGATTATTCTAGTTTAATATCTCAAGTGGATTTCATTAGAAGTAGACCTATTAATGCTTATGTAGAAGATTATCAGTTAGTTAACGACTTTTTATATAATCTTGAAAATCAAGCAGCGAATTTAGGTGTAGATATTTCAGGATTAGCAACTATTTCAGAAGATAGTACTTATGATGAAATCATAGATTATTTAGATAGTTTATATAATTTTTTATCAGATGTAAATGATTCTAAATTAGAAGCAAATAGAGAGGAAACAATTAGAAGTATGCAGGAGACAATCCCTGTTTATGCTGAAAGTTATAATAATTTCTTTGGAATATCTCCTGAATTTAAAACAGCAGTAGGAGATAGAATTAATAGAAATGGTGTTTTTCTTCATTTAGAAACCAATGAATCTCAGGAAGATTTATTTAAGGCTAATTCAATTATCAAGGTAAGAGATAATGTTTATCAAAAAGTTACAGATAACAATACTTTAGAAGATTTATATAATTTATTATTTATGAATCCTTCATTATTATCTGATAATGTATTATCAATAAAACCTACAGATATAAATAGAGATTTAGTTTATGAAGAAATAGACCAATATGTTTCTCAATTAGCTGCTAACCATTTAACAGAAACTTCTGATGCAGAAGCAGTTAAAAAAATGGTAACTTATCAACTATTAAACAATATCCGAGAGACTAATACTCCAATTACTGTGAATGGAGTAGATGATATGAACATAGATAAATTTTTGATAGATTTCAATAAATTGGCTTTAAAAAATCCTAAAGTACAGAATCTATTTTATTTTTCTAATAGAGGTTTAGAGGCAAACAAGGTAGTAGGAGAATATACTGCCAGAGATATTAAGAATAGTATATCAGAAAGAGATTTTGATAATTTGGTTTTATATTCAAAATTATCAGGAAATGAATCATTAAGTTATTTTACTAACTTTAACAATGATATTTCTCCTGAAAATATGAGAGATTATTACGCAAATAATTTAAGTCAACTTCCAGCATTTTTTGGTAAGTATTACAATAGAGGAGGTTATGTAGTGGCGGATTCTAATTTAGATTATTTGAAAATTAAAAATGGTTTGTATGAAAGGGTTGCCCCAAATGTATATGCAGAAGTACAACGTAATACAAGATATTTAAATTATAATTTATCTAAACCAGGATATGATAATTCAATAGACCCTCAAATTCAGGGACAACAATCTCAAAGAATTAGAGTGAGAAAAATGAACAATATAAATGATGAAACAATTGAATTTTGTTAAGAGATTATGGCAAAACAATGTGCAGTAAATAGAGACGTAGATGGAAAAGTAACATCAGTAGAAGTACAGAACTTAGGTAATGGTATTTCTGCTGATTATTCATATATTGATGATTTCTTAGCGACAGTAAAAGATACAGAATTATATAGAGAAGTTTCTAAATTTAAAGATGTTTATAAAGAAGCAGTAGATAATTATATCAATAGTAAAGAATCTAATAACCAAATTATGAGAGATTTGGAGATTTTAACTAAAAGTGAATTTTTTAATACATTAGCAGAGTTAGAAGTTCCAATTAAATTACCTATTACAGCAGAGCAATATAGTGATATAAAGGCTGATATAGATAATGGTGCTACTAAAAAACAAATTTTAGAAAAATATAAGGTTGGGGGAGATGTGTTTAAATTTCTTAGTAAGGGTTCTAAAGTAGAGTTTATTACAGAAAAAAAGAAAGTTAGAGAAAGTGTAAGTGCTAGAAATATAGAGGAATCAATAGCTAAAAGTATTATTGCTGATAGAGTAGCGGGAATGAATATTACTGAATTATATGATAAATATCATTTACCATTACAAGCAATTACTAATCTTTTAAGATTAAACGATATTTATGTGTTGAAAATAGAAGGAGGGATAGTAAGAAATATTTATGCAGGAAATAAAGGTAGAATTCCCTACCAGTCAGCTAAACTAGGAAAATGGATTACAGGGGATTCTAATTATGAGATAGCACGATTTATAGAATTAGATGCAGACCCTAATGTATTAAGTTATACTAGAGATGTAGACCCTATTCCATATAAAGATAGTACAGGTAAAGGAAGAGGTTATCACCCTGATATTTTAGTAACCTATACAGATGGAAGAATTGAAGTTGAAGAAATTAAACCTGCTATGATTATTAAAAATGGTGATTTGATACGTCAATTAAGAGCACAAGGGTTAGATGAAGATGCTATAAGACACGAATTAAATTTGAGTAAAACAATGTATAATATAGTATCAAAAAATGTGGATAAGATAGATACTGTAAGAGAATATTATGCTGAACAGGGAATTCCTTTCAAGATTATGACTGAAAAGGAAATTAATGTGAAACTTTCCGATTATTCTAGTTTAACGAAACTTTCTGCTAAAGATAAAAGACAAATTAAAAAAGAACAAAAGGTATTAGAATTAAAAGAAAAAGAATTTTTAAATTCTCAATTATATGATGAATTAAAGCAACAGCCTTTTATAGATGAAAATCAAGCACTAGATGCTTATAAAAATATATATTCAGATGATTTAAATGAATGGAAAAACCAGGATTTAGATTGCTAATAAAAAAGAGATAATATGCAAGCATGTTCTATACAAAATAGAGATACAAAAGAACCAAAAATATTTTACAAGTCTGATAGAGGAGGTATTTACACTTCTCTTTATGATGTATTAAATAACTCAGATAATTCATATGAAACAGGATATGTAAACAAGGCAGGTGAATTTTTCACTCAATTTGAAGTACCTGTATTTGATAAGTCCACTTTAAATGGACAAATTCAAGGGCATATAAAAAATGGTTATTTAACAGGTCGTCAGGTAGCTCCTAATACTTATGAAGCTACAGATAGTATGGCTGCTGAAATTCTAGAAAAAGATTTAGTAGTAAATAATTATAATCAATATGAAAGAATTGGAAATAATTTTGTATTTGGGGACTTTAGCCCAAAAATAGCTACAGGAACACCTTCTTCAATATCAAATCAAATTAAGGCATCCAATATCTACACAGATATGCTGACTAAGAAAGAAACTAGACCTGTGACTTATACAGAAGACCAATTAAAACAAATGATTGAAAACTTCATGGATAAGGCTGGATTTAGTATTCAAACTATAGAATCTTATAAACAAAATTATGAGGCTAAGTTTGGTGTAGAGCCTAATGCAGAGGCATTGATTGACTTACAGAATAAAGTCATAGCAGTTATTGATGGGGAAATTACATTAGACCAATTATCAGAAGAGTTTTCTCACTTTGTTATTGAGGCGTGGAATCAAGAAGAGATTTCTAGAATGCTTCAAACAGTCAACAATACTCAAGAATATATTGAGAATGCAGAACAGTATCGTGAAGTTTATTCTAAACAAATCTCTGACCCTGTAGAACTTGAAAACGCAGTTAGAAGAGAAGTTTTAGGAAAAATGTTGGCTAATTCATTGCAAACAGATTTTTCTATTGAAAATAGAACAGCCACCGAAACAGGTTTCTTTAACAAACTATCTCAGATTTTAAGAGATTTCTTGAATATGTTTCGTTCAAATATTAATACTGATTTAAGAAATAGTATTGATAAAATGGCACAAGATATTCAAAACAAGCTATATAATGATAATTTAGCTGAAAGTCTTAATATGAATTACAATCCTACTTTAAAGGTTATGTATTCATTGAATAAAGACTCAATCAAGAAAATAAAAGATGCTGTTAAAAATATAGATGTAACCACTTATAATAATGATACAGAAAGACAAGTAGATGAGTTATTTAATACAGCTTTGTCTAGTACGATTGCTTCTAATGACTCATTAGCTAATTTATCTAGTACAGAAGTTATGTCTCCTGAATTAGCAGATACTATTGAAAATTTATTAGATGTAGAAGATTTATTATCTCAGGTAGCTTCTTATTTTAGAAGAATGAATATTAATGAAACTACTTTTAATGATGAAAGACAACGTGAAAGAGCTTTAAAATTTAAAAATAATATTTTAGCAAAGGCTGATAGAGTTCAAAGAGATTTAGCAGACCTTAAAGGTAATTATAGAAATATTAAAGAAAATCATGACCCTTTAGTAATTGCTGAAAAGCTTGCGGAGGATTATACCGATTTATCTGAAACACAAAGACAAAAGTTATTAACTGATTCAACTAATGCCATTCGTAATAATCAAAAAGATACTAGTGGATGGTACAAGTTATTTGGACATGTTTCTAAATCATCTAATACCTTTGTAAATTTACTATCTCAAATTATTAATAGTTTACAGGCAAAATATAAAATTAATTTCTTGTCTGATATGCAAGAGTTTATTGAGCCTCTGAAACAGTACAGAGATAAGTTGAAGAACTTTGTTAAAGATGGATATTTCAGGTCAGGTATTGATAATAATAAACTATATAGAGCAGAAAGACAATTTGAATTATCTATTTTACAAGAGGTTTATCCAGAAATCTATGAAAATATGGATTTAGATGCTTTTGTATTAGACTTTCAAGAAAATGGTATTCCTAGTTTAAAAGATAAAAATAACAAATATTATCATTATAAATATTTATATGATACTAAATTACAATCACAAGATTGGATAAATAGAAAAGCCAAAGATAGAAATAAAAACTTTGTAGATAAATTAACGAAACTTAATTTAGGTGCAACTCCTTGGGAAAATGAATTTTATAAAGCTCAGGCGGATTTATCTGCTTTTAGAGGTAGAAATGCAAAATCATCTATTGAGCAAAGACGTTCAGATTCAAGTCCCTATTACGAAAGTGGGGATATTAAAAAAGGGTTTACTCCTATCTTTTATGAAGATGCTCAAGCACGAGTAAATTCAGGTTCTATAAAGAAAGAAGATATAGTAGCTACAAACCCTAGATTTAGTTTATTTGAAGGTACTAATCAACCTAATCCTAGAGATTTGGTATTTTTCTTTGATAAAACAGGGGAGGTAAGTGTACAAGCAGAATTAGCTTATAATTATATGCAATGGAACGCATTAAATTTAAGTGCTCAAGACCCAAATATAAGACAAACTATTAAAGATAATTTTAGAGCGGATTATGAGTCTCAATTAAAGGCTCTAAGAAGACAAGGATTATCTGAAAATGATGTAGAGAAAGGAATCCGAGATTGGTTGAATGATTCATTATTTTTTGAAGCTACAGAAGAATATTGGGAAAACTTTACTCCTTCGGGAATAGATTTTGATGGGTTTTATAAATTTGCTAAATACCAAAAAGGTAAAGATGCAATGAGAACCCTAGAACAACAATATCAGGAATTAGCATTACAAAAAAGATTAATTCTTAGAAAATATAAAAGTCAAAATGATTATAAAGAAGTTGATGTTAAATCTATTTCTAATTTAGATAAAGATTCTATCTATAATCTTGAGGAACAAATGTCTCAAAAGAGAGAGGAGATTTCTCAATTATTTGATGATAATGATTTAGTTTCTATGTACTTACCAAGTACTAGTGAATCTAGTCTAAGAATGAATCAGGCTTTTCATGAAATGTTTTCTGAAATAGTGGGTAAACCTTTTGAGGAAGCAACCACAAAAGAATTAGAATTATTCTTCTCAAATAGAGATTATTTCCAAAGTACAAGATATGGTACATATTTAAACTTGAAAAAAGAATTAAAGAATGAAACTAATTCAGGATTTGTAGAGACTTATAGAGACCATGCCAGAACATTAGGACTAGACCCAGCAAATGATGAGGCAGTTCAAAAAGCATTCTTAATTGTAAATTCTCCATCATGGTATAAAAGATATGATGCTAATCAGAATTATGATAATTTTATCAGAGAATACAATAGTGGTAAAATAGATATTTTAGATTTATTAGATAATTATTTAAATTCAGATGTTGACCAAGTTATGTATAACGGAAGTCCTATGAATCTTATGAGAATCACACCATCATTTAAGTATTCAGTTCCATCTGAACCTAATATAGAGGATTTATATGAAGAGTATAAGCAATCAACAGATAATTTAGAAAAGTATCAACTAGCTCAGGAAATGGGAGGGATAAATAATATTGACCCTACCTATTCTACAGATATGACAGATATTTTGAATAACGCTGAAAACTTAAAAGCATATACCTTAATGATGGATGCTCATTTTGCAAGATTAGAAAAAGATAAGATGTTGAAAAAACCTTATATTTATCTGATGGCGCAGGAGAGAAAAACAGATTATGAGAGATTTGAAGCCTTTGTTAAAAACAAAGAAAAATTAAATCAAGTAAAAGATTATGCTGCTGAAATGTTATCATTCCGAGCAGATGACTTTGAAGAGTCTTATAAATCATTAAAGATTCCTAAATATGGTTACTTTAGATTAAAACCTGAGGAACTTACAACTGACGTATTTCATACATTGGTTTGGGGATTAAACAATGCTAATCTTTATGACCAAAGATATAAACATTGGAGGGATGCAACTTCTGCAATACAAGGATTAGAGGGACAAAACTTTGAAAAAGGTAAAAGAGCAACAGATACTAATTATTATCATATAATGAAGGAAATGTTAGACTTTAACTTTTATGGTAAAACATTATCTACAAAGATAGAATTAGATATTCCCATTGGAGCAGGTAAAGTAAAAACTATTGATATGTCTAAGTTTTTATTTGGATTTAGAAATCTAGGTATTAATTTCGCTTTAGCCTTTTCACCAATTGTTGCTATGACCAACTTTAGTTCAGGGGTGGTTCAAAACTTAATTATGAGTGGGACAGGGCGTAACATTTACTCTCCGTCTAATAAACGAGCAGTAGCAATGTTAGCTAAAATGTTCCCCGAATCAATCAAAGATATTGGTAATTTTGACCCAGAGGCAAAGATAAATAAGATAATGTATTCCTTTGGAGTTTATAACTTATCAGAAAGATATGCTAATGCTAAGTATAGTAAAGCTTTACGTCTATTACCAGAGGCATCTTTCTCATTAATGGCTATGACGAATTTCCCATTAGAAGCTCAGTCAGTATTGACTAAACTAATGGAATACAGATTAGTAGATGGTAAGTTTTTATCATGGAGAAATTATTCTACAGAAGCTAAGGTTAAAGACCCTAGTTTAACAAATAAAGAAATCAAAGCTAATTTTGAGGCTTTAAAATCACAGAGTATGTATGATTTCTTAGATGATAATGGTAACTTTGATGAACAAAGACTTCAAGATGCGGGTTATACAGGAAATATTGAAAAAGATAAAGTAACTGCTATGACTGCAATTAGAAGTATTGCTGAACAGACAACAATGGAAATCGCTAAACACCATGAAGGATATGCAGGTAGAGACCCTAGATGGAGCTTTATTCTATCTTTAAAGAAGTGGTTGGTAATGGCTACAAGTACAATGTTTTCTAGAAGACGTACAGACTTAGAATTAGGAGGTGAAGAAGAAGGATTAATTTATACACCTAAGTATTTTTATGACATCTTTAAGGCTGCTATCAAAGATAAGCAAAACATTTTAGAAGCTTATGATGATTTGGATGAAGTAGCACAGAAAAATGTGAAGACATCTTTAGTAATTGCAGGAACACTAGGAGTAATGTTAGCAATGGCTGTAATGCTTAAAAAAGCTGCGGATGACGATGACGAAGAAGATAATTATTTATTACAGTTATCTGCTTATATGGCACTTAGAAATCTTAATGAAGCTTTCTCAGGAAATATAGGAATTGGACAATCATATTTTGAGGCAGTTCAAAATCCTGTAATGTTAGGCTCAACAGTTAAAAATATGACAAATGTTTTCAAATTTGGAGATATAGGTGAAACTACAGAGGGAGGAAAATATGATGGAGTAGATAAATACATGGTTGGATTAATGAAAGCTACATGGCTTCGTAATCCATATACAGTATCTAATGTTCACGCTTTATCTGAGACACGTAAGAGTTATGAGTTTTTTAATACTCAAAATTCTTTCTATCACATATTTGATTTAATACCAGCTAAACCAAAAGATGATGCAGAATCAAAATAATAATGAATTCTATGTGGATGGGGTAAATAATTGTTGCCCTGTTCCTATAGAAAAATGTGTTCCTCAAACACAATTATCAGTATGTGGTAAACAGGTACAACATGATTATTTGTGTTATTTAGAGGCAGAGAAATGTAAAACAGAGCCTGACCCAAAATTCAGCATGTGTGACTATGACCCAAGTGAAGTTTATTTTTTACAATATAGGTCAAAGAGGGCTTTTTATAATGAATGGTGGAAAGAAAATCTTTTCAAAGACATTTATAATAGAAAAGCCCATAGATATAAAAAACAAGGAGATTCTTAAAAGTTTCTCCTTTTTTATTTGCATATGTCAAAAATAGTTTGTATATTTGCAAAATAAATATTATAAAATGAGTAGTAAAGCAAAAGAATTATTACCTAAAATTATCGAAGCAAAATCAAATGCAGAAGCTATAGAGGCACTGCATTTTATATTAGAGGCTTTGCATTTATCCAATAATTATACAGACTTGGTAAAAGTGCGTGATGGTTTGGCGGAGGAAAAACAGAAATTTGTAGAAATCACAGAATCTTATAATGCTGCTGAACATGGTATTGAATCTATGATGAAATTTAGAAAAGACTTGAACTTTTTATACAGAGATATTTCCGATAAGTTCAGTTATGTTGTAAATAAAAATAAAATCTTTTTTGAAGAGCAAAAAACTTCTGTAAGGGCAGAAGCAATGAAAAATCTAAAAGAAAATAAAGAAGCACAAGAAATTTTTAAAACTAAATCTACTTCGGGATTAAGAGATATTGTAGGATTTGATGGATTATATCAAGAATATATATCAAATGCAGCGATTTCTTATGGATTATACCAAGAATTAGGAAATACGTTAAATTCAATAAGAATGTTTATTGATTTGGTTAGTAGCCAAATTAAAACGGAACATATCATAATGCAACAAAATGTTCAATAATTAATCTCCTGATTAATCCATTTGGATAATTCAATAAGTAGAGTTATATTTGCACTGTAGTTATGCTCTCAAACTTTAATTACGGATAACTTAACAATATATTTCCCTTCTTTCAAAGCAGTGCCTGAGAGCCACTGTGGAGATTGAAGGGATTTTTATATTATGCGAAAATTAACAACACAAGAATTTATTCAAAAATCTAAAATAGTGCATGGAGAAAAATATGATTACTCAAAAACAGACTATATAACAGCTAGAAAGAAAGTAACAATTATCTGTCCTATACATGGAGAATTTGAACAAAAAGCTATGTCTCATATGATTGGGTTGGAATGTAAGAAATGTGGGTATGACAAAGTTTCACTAACTTTATCTCAGAGTCAAGAGGAATTTCATACAAAATTATGTAATCTAAAAAGTAAATATGATTATTCTCAAGTAAAATACAGAGCTTCTAATAAAAAAATAATGATAATATGCCCTATTCACGGAAGATTCAAACAATTGCCTTATGACCATTTGAAAGGTAAAGGTTGTCCTAAATGTAATACAATTATATCAAAATCTGAAATTGAATTACAAAATTTTGTAAAAAGTTTCAATTATAATTTAATATTAAATAGTAGAAAAATATTAAATGGAAAAGAACTAGACATTTTTATTCCTGAATTGAAAAAAGCAATTGAGTTCAATGGAATGTATTGGCATTATGAACAAAGAAATAAGCACTGTAAACCAAAAGGTTATCACGGAATGAAATCCAATTTATGTAAAGAAAAGAATATCAAGCTTTTACATATCAGAGAGGAATTATGGTTGAAAGACAAAGAAAAAATGAAAAAAGTGATAACTAAATTTTTAACAAAACTTTAACAATTAAATCCTTGCTAGGTCAAGGATTTTTTGTATCTTTGTATCTATAAAATATAGAAAATGAACAGTAATTTAAAGAAAATTCCAATTGAGAAAGTATTGTTTTTTGATATTGAATCAGTAAGACAAAGTAAAGAATTAGACCCTGAGTCTAAAGAGTTTCAACTTTATCGTAAAAAAATAAGAGATAAAGTTACAGATGAATTACCTAGTGTTGAAGATACCTTAGCAGATTATAATAAAAGAGGTGCTTTAAGAATAGGTTATATTAAAGTAATTGCAATCAGTATTGCATTTGTGCGAGCAGGAGAAGTGTACGTTAAAGCTTTGGTGGGAGAAGAAAAAGATATTTTGAAAGAATTCTTTGATATTACAGCCAAATTTGATTATTTAAGTGGGGTAAACATCTTAGGATATGATTTACCTGTATGTTATTTAAATGCAGCAAAATACTTTGATTACACTGATATTGTTCCTGATAGATTTGTTACTTCGGGTAAAAAACCTTGGGAATTAAAAGCAGTAATTGACTTAATGGATATTTTAAGAGGAACACATTATGCTAATATGTCTTTAGATGAAATGTTATTTCATTTTGGATTAGAAAGTAGTAAAACAGACATTGATGGTTCTCAAGTATCAGAAGTATATTACTCAGAGGGAATGGATAGGATTACTGAATATGCTAAAAAAGATGTATTTGCAAATGTGAATTTATTCCAAGCAATGCAGTTTAAAAGTCCTTTTTTATCTTATATTGACAGAAATGAAACTTCCCCATCAGAACCTATGGTTCAAGAAGATTCTGCTTTACAAAAATTATATCAGACTGATTATTTGTCAGATAGTATTAAAGAATCAATGAGAAAAGTTTTCGGTAAGAAAAGATTAACTCAAAAAGACAAAGATTTTATCCAAGATATTTTGGAAAATATTTATATTAGAACAACTTTTATGGCATCTGATACTGAGGATATTAAACAAGCTAAGAAGGCTGAAATACAGAATTTTCTAAAAGAGATTTAATCTAAAAATTAATGCTTTTGTATTTTTTAGATATTATAATTATCTTTGTAAGATGGTTACGGTCTCAAATTAAAAGGTAACAAAAGTATATTAGTTCTTCTAATGAAGTAATGCGTGAGACCCATTATGGATTTAGAGGAACTTTTTATTTTTATAAGATGTCTAAAATCAAAATTACTACAGAACAATTTATATTTAAAGCAAAAGAAATTCATGGGGATAAATATGACTATTCAAAGACTATTTATACAGGTTCTAGAAATAGTATCATTATAATTTGTAAGAAACATGGAGAATTTAAACAAAATTCCAATAACCATTTAAATGGTAAAGGTTGTAAAAAATGTACTTTCAAATATAATAATGAGATAGAGTTTATAAATGAAGCAAGAAAAATACATAAAAATTTCTACAAGTATCATAAAGTTGACTTTAAAAACACTATTACAGATGTTATCATAACTTGTCCTTTACATGGGGATTTTAAACAAAGACCCTCTAATCATATTTCAGGTAAAGGATGTCTAAAATGTGGACATAATAAAACAGGAAAAGGTAATTTCAAAACTTTAAAATGGTTTATCGAGAAAGCAAAAAGAATACATAAAAGAAAATATGATTATTCACAATCTCATTATGATGGTATTTTATATAAGACAAAAATAATTTGCAAAAAACATGGGATATTTTTTCAAACACCTAATGAGCATTTAAGTGGTAAAGGTTGTCCAAAATGTATTTCTATAATTTCAAAACCTGAAATGGAATTACAGGAATTTGTAAAATCTTTAGAATATGTTATAGAAACTAATAAAAGAAATATTATAAAGCCTTACGAATTAGACATTTTTATTCCTGAATTAAACAAAGCCATAGAATTTAATGGATTATATTGGCATTATTCTGAAAAATATTTTGAAGCAGGAAAGCACGCTAAGAAATCCAATTTATGTAAAGAAAAGAATATCAAGCTTTTACATATCAGAGAGGAATTATGGTTGAAAGATAAAGAAAAGATGAAAAAAGTGATAACTAAATTTTTAACAAAATTTTAACATTTAAATCCTTGCTAGTTCAAGGATTTTTTGTATCTTTGCATTATAAATAACAGTAAATATTATGGACAATATTAACAAAAACAATCAAGTAAATCAATTTAACAAAACATTAGACCAAACTTACAATAGAGATGAATCAAGGGTAGACCCTTTTGATGTAGAGGAGTTAGTAAGAGTTTGTTTCGGATTACAGGATGGACAGGAAACCCCTGACGGAATTAACATTACTTATAATGACCTGATAGATTATACCACATATATTATAAAAATGGCTTTTGACTCTTACGATAGAGGAATTGCTGAATTACAAAACAAACAACGAGGTAATAAATCATAATCCTCATCTTTAAGTAAAAATAAAGTTAAGTTAATTCAGAAATTAATGCTTTTGTATTCTATCTAAATAATATTTACCTTTGTAAGTATGAAAAAGATAGGAATATATAAAATAACTTCGCCTTCTAAAAAAATATACATAGGACAATCTGTAGATATATACAGAAGATGGTTAGAACATAAAAGAATAAGTGAAAAATACAACACTAAATTAAAAAATTCATTACTTAAATATGGGACTGAAACTCATATTTTTGAAATTATTGAGGAGTGTGACGTAGCAATATTAAATGATAGAGAAGCATATTGGCAGGATTATTATAATAGTATTAATCTAGGACTTAATTGTTTCAGAACATCATCAACTGATAGAACAGGTTATTTATGTGAAGAATCTCGAAAAAAGATTTCTGAAAGTAGAAAGGCGAATCCTGATGTAAATGCAAAGCGAAAAGGTATTCCTTTAACCGAAGAACATAAAAGAAAAATAGGTTTAGGAAATAAAGGGAAAATAAAAAGTGAGGAAACAAGAGCTAAAATTAGTAATAATAGAAAGGGAAAAACCTTAGGAGAAAATCATCATAATTATGGTAAATCTATAAATGAAAAATCTAGAGAGGCTTTTTCAAGAATAAATAAGACTAAGACAGGATTATTAAATAAGGCTTCTAAAGATGTTATTGATACAGCTACAGGAATTTTTTATTATAGTATAATTGAAGCATTAGAATACAATGATAGATTAAATTATAAGAAATTGGTGGGAGAGGTAACAAATGACACATTTCTATGTATTGCACAAGATTATGAGCAAAATAAAGTAAAGAAGTATATTCCTAAACATAATCCTAGAAATACAAGGAAAATAACAGATGGTGACCATATTTATCAATCTATTACAGAATATTCAAAATTAAAAAATATGACAAGAGATAAAATATATACAAAATTAAAAAACAAAGAATTAAATTATGTCTAATTTAATATTACCTAGAACTTATCAGGATAAAACACCTGATGGAAAGTATAGTATGCATAATAATAAGCCAAAACTCAGCTATTCACAATACAATTCATGGAAAGATGCACAGTACCGACCTGATTATATAAAAAGATATTTTGCAAAAATAGATACGCCAGGAAGTTGTTTTACTGATTTTGGTACTGATGTAGGAACATATAAAGAATGGGTGGGTACAGGAAGAGTAAATGAAAAACCTGCTATCAAATATTTACAGGCAGAAGATTTAGAATGGTTAGATTCTCTTGAATATCCTGAAAATAGTATTTATGAAGACTTAGTTGTAGTTGATTGTGGAGACTTTGTTATGGAGGGATATATAGATAGAAGTCAATATATCTTAGACCAAAATGGAGTTTATATCCGAGATTTTAAAACAGGGAATATTATTAAAAAAAGTCCTGAGTATGCGAGTCCTGATTACCAACAAACAACTTTATATAGTTATCAAAAAGATATAGAGGGATATGAGATTCTAGGCTCTGATGTAATGTTAATTGGTCGGGCGGGTAATAATACTCAAAAAAGTCCTCTAAAATTAACTAAAGAATTTAAAATTATACCAACGCCTTATACTAGAGATAGAGCATTACAGTTCTTAGATAAAGTAGCTGTAGTAGCAAAAGAAATCTCTGAGTATTATCAAAGGTACTTAGATATATTTGGATAAAATGAATTATGTAGAAATAGCAAAAAAATATTGTAAAGCAGGTTTTTCTGTAATACCTGTAACCGCAAGAAAAGTTCCTGCAATTAAAGAATGGAAACAATTTCAAAGTAGAGTAATGACTGAGGGGGAATGTGAAAAATATTTTAATAACTGTTATGGTATAGCTCTACTTTGTGGTGTAAATAATGTAACTGCAATAGACTTTGATTTAAAATATGATTTATCTTTAGATATATTTGATAGATTTAAAGCAAAGATTCCTAATGAGCTTTTGAAAAAAATGTATGTTCAGTCAACTAAAAGTGGGGGATTTCATTTTGTATTTACTTGTTCTAAATTAGAGAACAATCAAAAATTAGCATGTAGATATACAACTTCGTATGAAAGACATATTACATACATGGAAAATTTTCAAAATCCTGTGACGAGAGATAAGGCACTAAAAATCGCTTCAAATGATAAAGGAAGGGTTCTTATAGAGACAAGGGGAAAAGGTGGCTATATTTGCATTAATCCTACGCCAAATTACAAAAAAGTATATGGTAAGCTGACAGAAATTACAGAGGAAGAGTATGAAATACTTATGTCAGTGGCAAGAAGTTTCAATGAGGTAAGAGAGATTCGTCAGGATATACGAGCAAGTAAATATGATGAATGGAAATTAAGTCCCTTCGCTGACTACAACACTCGTGGTGATGTTGTTATGCTTTTAGGATTAAATGGTTGGGATGTTGTTGGAAGACAGTCAGGAAAATCTATTAGATTTAAACGTCCAGGACAAGTACATTCAGCAAGTTCAGCATTATATGATACTTCTACAAGGATATTTAATGTATTCTCTACCTCAACAGGATTTGATGTTAATAGGGGATATTCACCTTCGGATGTATTTACTCATTTAGAAGCTAACGGAGATACTGTCGAGGCTTTTAAGAAACTTATACATCAGAATTTTGGACAAAAAGATTAATTTCAAAATTAATGCTTTTGGATAATTAAACTCATTGTATTACCTTTGTATAAATATTGTGATACAATGAGTAAATTAAAAGAAAAAATCGTACCTGTTAGATTATCAGAAGAAGAAGTAAAAATAATCACGGAGAAAGCAGAGAAGTTAGGATTAAAATTATCTACTTATTTAAGGTTTAAAGCTTTACAAGATGAAGGGTAGAAGTTATGTTTATAGACATATAAGATTAGATACAAATGAAGTTTTTTATATTGGTATAGGAAATACTGAAATAAAATATATTGGTAGTAATTTAAAAAGTCGATATAAACGAGCTTATTCTCAAGATAATAGAAATAAATGGTGGAATCATATAGTAGAAAAAACAACATTTAAAGTAGAAATTTTAGTAGATGAAATAACTAGAGAAGAAGCTATTGAACTTGAAATTTTTCTTATTCAGGAATATGGAAAGAAAAATCTTTGTAATATTACTGACGGTGGCGAGGGTAAAATAGGTGGAAATCCAAATGGAATTGACCATTGGAATTATGGTAAAAAACATTCTATTACTACTCGTTTAAAAATAAGTAATTCCCATAAAGGAAAGAAACATTCAGAGGAAACTAAATTAAAATTAAAACAAGCTCATATAGGTAGAAATTATCCAAAATGTAAAGAAGATACAAAACTTAAAATATCAAAAGCACATAAAGGATTAAAAAAGGGAGGAGCTAATCCTAGTGCAAAAATAATAATTAATCTTGACACTGGAATTTATTATGAATGTGGTAAAGATGCAGCAGAAAGTTTGAATTTAAATTATTCAACATTTATGGATAGATTAAATGGAAGGTCTAAAAAGAAAATTAATATGAAATATGCATAAGAAAAAAATAGTAGTCTTTACAGGTGCAGGAATCAGTAAAGAATCAGGAATTGACACATTTAGGGATAGTGACGGACTTTGGGAAAATCATAAGATTGAAGACGTTGCTACTCATAGAGGGTGGCAAGTAAATAGAACAAGAGTATTAGATTTTTATAATGCTAGAAGAAAACAACTTTCTAGTGTCCATCCTAATGAAGCTCATCAATATCTAGTAGAATTAGAAGAAGATTATGATGTAGTTATCGTCACCCAAAATGTTGACGACTTACATGAGAGAGCAGGTTCAACTAATGTTATTCATTTACATGGTGAACTTTTAAAAGTTCGTTCAGAAAAAAATGCAGATTTAGTTTATGATTGGACAGAAGATATTGCAGAAGGAGATATTGCAGAAGATGGAGAACAGCTTAGACCTCATATTGTATGGTTTGGTGAAGATGTTCCTGAAATGGCAAAAGCAATCACAGAGGCTTACATGGCAGATATTCTGATTATCATAGGAACTTCTATGCAGGTTTATCCCGCAGCAAGTATTATAGATTATGTGGATGCTCTTACACCTATTATATACGTAGACCCTACAGATATAGGAGATTGGGCTGGACCTATAGAACATATAAAAGATACTGCGGTATCGGGAGTAAAAAAAATAGATAAATATCTAAAAAAACTTGCAGAGTTAGAAAATAATTAATATCTTTGCAATATAAAACATAATAAATATGGCATTATCGGATTGTGCAAAATGTTGGGAAACACCATGTGTTTGTGGGCATGAATATAAAGATTGGTCAGTATCAAGACTTACTGAGTTTATAGAAACATTACAAAGTGTTTTAAAAACTAAATTAGAGAAAGAAACTGTAAGTAGCTTTCCTCATTTAATGACTCCATTACCTCATTATAAATCAGCAATGGAACGTTGGAATGAGATGACATTAGAAGAACAAGAAAAATGTAGCCAAGATTTAATAAAAATTTTATGGAAGAAGAAGTAATTGAAGATTTAATAAGCAAACTTATAATTGAGGCTTACCCTAAAAAACCAACAGGAGGACAAAATGTAGGAACATTTATTCCAGGAGTTAAAATCAGTTGCCCTGAAACAGGATTTGAAATGGTATGTACTTATCATAGAAGTAGAATGAGAAATAGAGATATAATTATGGCTTTATATAAAGAATTTCTTAAAATAGTTAGTGAAAATAAAATATGACAATTAAAGTTCGATTTAAAAACGGAGATAGGACTTATACTATGAAAGTCAAAGAGACGTTGAAAAATGGAGATGTAATACTCATAGATGGTTCTACTATAGAAAAAGATGAAATCTTAGAAACAATAAAAGAAAAATAAATGAAAAAACTTATATGCATCATTGTGATGTCTTTATCGTTAATGTCCTGTGCGGATGCTTTGAAACAGCAACAGTTTCTACAAAAAGCTTATCCCACTTGTAAAATAGAACCTGCAACAGGTTTAATTCAAAAAAATGGTTATGATTTTATCTTGATTCAACCTGATGGTCAGATGATAGCTGTAAGATTTTATCCAGGTTCAGAAAATAAAATTGTATCACTAAGAAATGTAAGATAATGAGTTTAAGAGATAAATACGATGACGAAGAATGGGCAGAATTAGAAAAACGTTCTGCTCAGTTTTTCGAAGATAAGAAAAAAGAAGAACAAACCAAATATAAAAGAGTCCAAATTTTAACAGATGATTCAGGACATGATTATGTAGTACCTTATGGTATGTCTGATGAATTTGAAAGATTACTTGAATTAGGGGAAGTTGGTGAGGATGAGTTTGAAGATAAATTTGAACAATATAGATGTGGAGGAGACCCATTTGGAGAATATGAATTTTATATAAAAGAAAAATAAAATGACAGAGTATAGAACAATTAATGATGGTTATTGGGATTTTCTACAATACAAAGTCATAAAGAAAAATTTTTGGGGTAAAGAAAAAGAAACTTGGGAGTATGTTCTTGATGCTAGATTTGATAATATAGATAATATTCAAAATTACTTTGACTTTGATAGACTAGTTTGCTCTTTAAACCATAATTTAAAATCATGGGTTAATACTTATCCTGATATTTCAATGTGGATTTCTAAAAGAGAACAATTAATTGAAGAACATAGAGCAAAAAGAAATGCCTTTGATAAAGAAAAAGAAAGTAAAAGAGGAAAAATAAATTATTTGTAATGGACTTAGAAAAATTTTTAGAAGAGGCAAGTTATGAAGTAGGAGAAATCTTAGATGATTCAGGAGGTTATAGAGCAATTTTAGGAACTGACATATATGATATGTGGTTTATTTATCAAGAAGATAAAATCACTAGATGTGAAGCTTATTGTGATTTATACGATGAATCAATTATGTTAGATGAGTCACAATTAAAAATTCTTGAAAATTGGTTGCTAAAAGTTTTGGCAGAAGAAAATTAATTTATATATTTGCAACATGAAAATATTACAAATCGCAGATGTTCATGGTCGAGACACATGGAAAGAACAAGTTAAAGTAGATTTTGATCATTGCATTTTTACAGGAGATTACTTAGATAGTTGGGATATTGATGGAGATACTCAGCTTAAAAACTTTAAAGAAATTATTGAATTTAAAAGAGAAAACCCTGATAGGGTAACACTTTTAGTTGGTAATCATGATATAAGTTATATGAGTACATTTTGTCAATGTAGTGGTTATCAAAATAATAAAGCTTATATTTTTAAAGTTATATTAGATGAACTATATAAAAATAAAGAAATTCAGGCTTGTAAAATAATTAAAGACCATATCTTTGTTCATGCAGGAATTACAAAAACTTGGATGAAAGATTATGAAATTGATAATGATGAAAATCTTGAAACCACTATTAATGATTTATTTTATACTCACTTAGAGGCTTTTTGCTTCCAAGCACCACCAAGAGGACAGATGTATAATTACAGTGGATATGGTGATAATGTTTGGCAAAGTCCTTGTTGGGTAAGACCACAAAGTTTAGCAATAGATAAAATTGATGGTTACATTCAAGTAGTAGGGCACACCCAAGTAGAAAAACCTGTATTTATTGAAGGTATTTGGTTAACAGATTGTCAGGAAAGTACTAAAGACCATTTTATATTAGAGATATGATAGATTATCAACTATTAGCAGATGCCTCTGAATTTTATGAACAAAGAGGTTATCAAAGAATTGAAGTTCCTTGGATGGTTACACCTGATGTAGATTTTATTACAAAACCAAAAGATGTAGAACCTTTAGAAGTTTTACAAAAAGGTAAAAACCTAATAGCTTCGGGTGAACAGGGTTTCTTATATCAAATGCTGAAAAGTTATCTTCCTAAAGGTAAATATCAAACTATTACACCTTGTTTCAGAAATGATGCCTATGATTTTACACATTCTAAAGTCTTTATGAAATTAGAACTTATAGATACATTAAATCCAGGAAATTCTACAGTAAATAGAATGGTATCAGATGCTTTAGATTTATTTAGAAGTTTATTTAAAGAGCCTAATAACGTTAATACAACTTTAGAAAATGATATTATTGATATAAATTACAATGATATTGAGTTAGGGAGTTATGGTACTAGAAAACATGGTCATTTAAATTGGTCATTTGGAACAGGACTTGCAGAACCAAGAACAAGTAGATTAATAAATTTAGAATAAACTATTATGGGTTATCACTTAAAAGAAATTCCGAAAGGAGAATTTGGGGCATTTTCTAAAATTAGAGAAGAGTTCCTAGAATTAGAAGATGCTGTAGAACAAAGAGACCCAATCATGGCACTTGTAGAAATGTCAGATATGATTGGAGCAATTGAAGAATATATTAAAAGATGGAATATGAATTTGAAAGATTTGAAAGATTTTTCAGATAAAACTAAATCCGCTTTTATTGAGGGAAAACGAAAATAAACAATGATTTATATATTTATTTTTATTTTAATCATGATAGGCTTGATAACTCATTTCGAGCCTATCTTTGATAAAAACGAAAACGGTCAAAGAGTATTAAACTATAGACCACACAGAAGAACTAAAGAAAGAAAAAATATAATTTTATGGTAAAACAAGGAGAACAAGTAATATGTATTAAAACTGTTATAATGGATGATACTGTAACAGAAGCTTTTACAAGGGGTAAAGTGTATTTATGTGAAAATGATGACCATTTAACTGATAATCAAGGAGATAAATTACATGGGGTATTTGAGTATGAAGGGATGTCAGAAGAAGACAAAAAATGGTTTAAAACTCATTTTGTTTCTTTAAATGACCTTAGAGTTTATGATACTCCTTTTACAACAGGTAAAATGGGGGTTAAAGAAACAACAGGTAAATTAAACTACGAATTAGACTTTGTATTTATTACACAGATTGCAGAAAGAATGTCAAAAAACAAAGATAAATATCCTCCATACAATTGGCAGAAACTACATGATATTGAAGAACTTAAACAGGCTTTATTCAGACATGTATTAGCTGTTATGGATGGGACTTATGAAGATGATGGAAGAGAATTTGGACATTTAGAAGCTATTGCACTTAACGCAATGTTTATAAATTATCACGCAAAGAAAAATAAATAATAATAAATGAAAGTATTAAAATTTTGGGCAACATGGTGTGCGCCATGTAAAGTATTAAAAACAACTCTTAATAGTTTTGATGCATGTCCTATGGAAGAAATCAATGTAGATGATGACCCTGAGGATAAAGGAGGTGATTATGGTATTAGAGCTTTACCTACATTAGTCTTAGTAAATGATGCAGGAGAAGAATTATGGAGAAAAACAGGAGTAATTACTAAAGCAGAATTAGACTCAATCGTAAAACAACATAAATAATATGAGATTTGAATATTCACCGCAAAAATATCTCTTTGATGGAGGTGCTGATATTGTAACTTCGGATATAATCCGAAATGTATATTCAACTTTACGAAGTCAAGGGTATCATGGATTAGATACTTCGTATGATAAAAAAGCATATATTTCAGATGAATTATTAGAATCAGATTTTGAACCTCTAGAAAATACAGCTAGTATTCTATATGGTTCAGATGATTCATTTAAATATTACTATCCCTATTGGAAACATAAAGAATTAGATTTATATCTGAATGTTTCTAAACAAGAATACGATGAGAAATCAGAAGATGAGGTAGATGTACATGATAGTTATTATAGAATCTTAATTATATTCTATAATCCTGAAAACTCTATGGATAGTATAATTGAATTCTTAGATAAGAATATTACTAGAACATTACCCTCTAAAAATAAGATTGATATTATTATACAGACAATGAAAGGATTTGAATTTAGGGAGCATGAAATCAAATCTCCTAAAATTGACCTTGATACCATGTATAATGCAGATTTTACACCTGTATATCATCATATTGTTGATAAATTAAATACAGGAAATAAAGGAGTAGTACTATTCTATGGAGACCCAGGGACAGGAAAAACAAGTTTGATTAAACACCTTACAACAGTAGTAAAAGATAAATTTGTATTTGTACCTATTAGTATGATTGGACATATATCATCTCCACAATTTATTGGAGATTTGATTAAAAATAAAGGAGGTATTTTAGTATTAGAAGATTGTGAAAATTTTATTCAAGATAGAAAAGTAGCAAGCGATTCAGTAGTTTCTCCTTTATTACAGATTACAGATGGTATATTATCTGATATTCTAGATATTAAAATTATCTGTACTTTTAATACTGATTTAACAAAAGTTGATGAAGCATTAAGAAGAGAGGGAAGACTAATAGCAGAATATGAGTTTAAGGAACTTAGTCAAGACAGAGCAGATACTTTAGCAGGAAAACCTGTAACAGGTAAAAAAACCTTAGCAAACATCTTTAATAATCTGACTTATACAGAAAATGTTAAAGAGGAAAGAAAGATAGGATTTGGAAGATAGGAAAAGCGGAAGGGGAAAATGTAAAAGTTTTCCTCTTTTTATTTGCACAATAAAAAATAAAGTTATACATTTGCAATATGGAAAACGAAAAACTAAATAAACTCTTAGAACATAACACAAAAGGTATAGATGATGCAGTAAAGGCAATCTATAGTTTACAGAATAAAAAAATTATACCAATTTCAGTATCTTATGGATTTTTAAATGAACTTTGTTTGGGGGCGGGTATTTTACCAAATTTGATTATTAGTCTTTTGGCACGTCCAGGACAGGGGAAGTGTATGCGAAAAGGTACTAAAGTATTAATGTATGATGGTTCTTTCAAAGAAGTCCAAGATGTAAAAGTAGGTGACAAATTAATGGGAATTGATTCTACTCCTAGAAATGTTTTATCTCTTGCGAGAGGGAAAGAGGAAATGTATTGGATTAGACAAAATAAAGGTATAGATTATTGTGTAAATAAAAGTCATATACTTTCACTTAAAAAAAGTAGACAAGAAGGAGCAGGAAATAAAGGTGATATACTTAATATATCTGTGGAGGATTATCTTAAAAAATCCGATAAATTTAAATCAAATTATAAAGGATATAAAGTTGATGTAGAATTTTCTGAAAAAAATTTAGAAATAGAACCTTATTACATGGGGTTGTGGATTGGAGATGGGAGTAAGAGTAATATTCGAATGATTTATACTAATGATTTAGAAATTCAAAGTTATATTAAATCATTAAACGGTTTCCCATCAAACTCGCAGAAATTTGGAATGTTATTACCTAAAAACATGTATGTTGAAGAATTTAGAAATATCTATAATTTAAATAAACGTACCTCCCTGAAAGAAAAATATATTCCTCAACAATATCTTATAAACTCTAAAGAAAACAGATTGAAATTATTAGCAGGTATATTAGACAGTGATGGGTATTATGAAAAAAGTAATAATGGTTTTGAAATAGTTCAAAAAAATAAAAAATTAGCTGAACAAATTGTATTTTTATCTAATTCATTGGGTTTTCAAACTACTTTTAATGAAAAAATAGCAATGTTAAAATCAAGGGATTATGAGTGCAAAGTATATCGTATCAGAATATCAGGAAATACTGATATAATTCCTACAATTATAGGCAGAAAGAAAGCTAGAAAACGTGAAATAAATAAAGATTGGAGAGTTACAGGAATTAAAGTAGAATTTGATAAAATAGATGATTATTATGGTTTTGAATTAGATGGAGATAGATTATATTTGCTAGAAGATATGACAGTAACTCATAATACATATATGGCACAAACAATCAGAAAAGATTTATTAGCTGACCCTGATAAAAATATAGGAATTCTTTATTTTAATTGGGAGATGCCTTGGTTTTCTTTGTTATTAATAGAGCTAAAGAAAAAACTTAGAAAATCATTTAAAGACATATTAGGAATTAAACCTACTCCTGAGGAAGTAGCACAAATGAAAGAAGTAGCAGATGCTCTTCGTGACCCTAGATTCACATCAGTAGATATATCATTAGATGCACAGGAGTTTGAATATGTATGTAGAAGATATATTGAGGCTAATTTAGACAAAGAACAATTATATATCTTTATTGACCACATCGGTATTGGTAAAGGTAAAAACAAACTTGAAGTAATGTTTGAAATTATGGAGGTTTGTAATAGATTAAAACTAGATTATCCAAACAAACTTACTTTCTTCCCTCTATCACAGTTAAATAGAGATATTGAAAGGCTTTGGAGAACAAAAGATGTAAATCCTATGAATCTTAGAGTTACTTCTGAGTATATTTATGGAGCGGATGCTATTATGCAGTATTCAGATATTGTAGTGGCTTCGGTAATTCCACAGAAAGCAGGATTTCAAGATTTAGGATATTGTACTGTAAATCGTAAGAGATATGCACACTTAGAAGAGCATATTATGGATTCAGATAAAATGTCTGAAAAAGAACAGGTTAGATTGAAAGGAGGGAACAGAGTTTATTATGATGTATTAAAGAAACGTTTAGATGATGATACTCCGACTTTATATTGTGAATTATTAGACCCTGAAAAAGAAGACATTATAGATGCTTTTGCAATGAGAGAAGTAGATACAACAGAAGACGAATTAATGTTTTAATTATGATAATATTAGAAAAAGAACAAATAACCCCGTTTACTTTAGGAATACTGTTTTAATTTCAGGATTAATACATTTGGCAGTTTAAAATAAACTATATATCTTTGCATTATAAAATAAAAATTATGGAAAAATGTTATGTATATGTACTAATGGACTCATCTATTAAAATGGATTGGCAATTTAATAATAAAAAATTTTATTACAAACCTTTTTATATAGGTATGGGTAAAGACTATAGAATTAATTATCATGGTACAATTTCAGATTTAGCTTCTACGAAAAATACTTTTAAAAAAGAATATATTATGAATCTTAATATTCTAGGATATGATATTATAAGGGAAAAAATTGTTGAGAATTTATTACCTGAGGAAGCTTGTAAGATTGAAATAGAATTGATAAAAAAATTTGGCAGAATTATAAATAATAGTGGAATATTAACCAATATAAGTAAAGGTGGAGAGTTATTTACTTATGGCTCTGACCATCCTAATGCTACTTCGGTATATCAGTACTCTTTAGATGGCATTTTTATTAAAGAATATCTAAGTATAGTAGATATAAGTATTGATAATTTGAAATATGTCTCAAATAGAATTTCAAATTGTTCTAATAAAAATGAAAAAAATTACCCTGAAAAAATACATAATGCTTGTGGATATATATGGTTCAAAGACTATAAAGGGGAGAGTATAAAGCAAACAATAGATGATAATGATACAAGAATATATCAATATACAATAGATTTTAAATTAATAAATATTTATAAAGGTGCAATAGAATTGAATAAAAAAGGGTATTCTGATTCTAGTGTTTATAGAGCAATGGATTTAAAATATTTATATAAAAATTCTTTTTGGTCTAAAGGAAAGATAAAAAATAAAAATTTATATAGAAAACGAATTAATAATTGTAAAAAATGTTTTCAATACACAATTGAGGGAGATTTTATTAAAGAACATGATTGTGTACAAGATATTCCGAGTTCCGAAAAAATAAATATAACCCCAGATTCTATTGCAGAATGTTGTAGATTAAATAAAGAAAAATACCCCTTAAAAACGTATAAATCCGCAGGTTTTGTATGGATGTATAATTTTGAAGGTAATAAATTAATAAAAAAATAAAATATGCAAATTTTAGAGAAATTAGAAATTACTCCTGATACTTTAGGGTTACTTCTTTTTATAAAACTAAATACATCTCCTAGTGATTATGTAAGAGATATTATCAAAGAGTACTTATTTGAATTTACTATTCCTGACCATGATATTAATTTTGCTCAGTTATTTGAACAAAAAGGATGGATAAAATACGTTAAAACAGGACGTAAAGACCCTTGGCATAGAATTAGATTATCAGATAAAGGAGAGCAAATTCTGAAAGATTTAAATAATAAGCCTAAACATGAATTAGCAGATTTTATGTTAGAGTATATTAAATCAGAATATAAAAGAGTTGGTGCGGATGCGTTGGTTCGGGGAGGAGATAAATTGTTGAATAGAATTTCAGAATTTTTACACTTCAAAGCTGTATATACAGAAAGAATGATTAAGGCAGTAGTTAAAGCATATGTAGCTCAATTTCAATATGACCGTACTTATATGAATAATATGGAAACATTAATATTCAAACCTGCGAATGTTTATACAACGAAATGGACAGCAGAGGAATCTCCTTTGTGTAAATTTATAGATAAAAGTCAAGATAAAATTAAATACGAATATAGTAGATTATGAATAAATTACAATTAATTAAACTCCTAGAAGCAAGAGGAGTTACAGAATTAGAAAAAGGACAATCATTAGGACAAGCAATCCGTGATACAGGAGGTGAGGCTACTTATGATGAATTATTAAAAGTTATGCAACTATGTGCAGAATACTACAATACTAAACTTGAAAGCATGGAAAAACAAGTAGAAAAATATTCTAAACAATTGTCAGAGGCAGAGGATAATTTACTTTGGTTAAGCTGTCTTGAAGCTGCGGGAGTAGACAATTGGGAAGGACATGATATTGCAGTAGATATGTACACAGAACAAGTAGATTAATATGTTGACAGATAAAGAATTAAAATTAGTAGCAAAGTTACTTGATATGGCTTCTGCGGAATTTGTAAATCATGGTTGTAATGACTTACCTGATGATTTTTGGGAAGGATGGAGTAAAGAAGAAAAACAAAATCTTGTTAAAGATTATCATGAATATAACGGAGATTTAGAAGATTATAATCCCGAATATCTTGAATTACAAGATTGGGCATTAATGGACTTATTAAGAGATAAAATAAATAAATAATAGTAAAATGATAACAGATTTAAGACCTGATTTAGACAGGACAAGTGTAGATGCTTATATCAATGGATTGACAGCAGAATTAGATAAATTATATGTAACTTTATCAAGACAAGGCTCTTTGGAAGCACAGTCACAGGCTGTTCTTGTTAAACAGTTAAGAGATTATGTAAGAGTAACTCAAGTTTATCCTAATAAACCTCGTGGAGAAGAACTACCACCAAAATAATGTATAAGTGTGAATAATGGGTTTATATGCATGTCAGTTTCCAGGATGTGAAACTAAAACGAAAATAAGAAGTAAAGTTAAAAATAAGGAGTCTAAATATTTTGGACTTCTTGTTTGTAACTTTCATGCTAATCAGCTTCGTGTAAAAACTACATCTGATAAAACTCGTAGAACAAAAGAAGCTCGTAAAGAGCAGAGAAAAAATTATCCTGAATTTTATCAAAAACATATAGATATAGCTTCTAAAAAAAGATGTGCAGAGTGCAATAAAAAATTAACAGGTAATGTTGCAGAAATTGCACATATAATAATGAAAAGTACTAACAATGAATTAGCAACTATTGATGAAAACATCATTTATTTATGTGCAGATACTTGTCACCATAAATTTGACACCTCATTGGAAAAAAGAAAGAAAATGCATTGTTTTAATATAAGTTTACAACAATATAAATTATTTAGAGATAAAATTCAAAAACATTCCTCAGAAACTTTATTTTATGAGAATTTAATTTAAAAATCAATCCTTTTGTATATGTACTACCTCTTTTATATATTTGCAGTATGAAAAGATGTAATCACTGTAAAAATGAAAAACCACTTGAAGATTTTAATAAAAATAAATCTCAAGCCGATGGTCATGATAAAAGATGTAGAGAGTGTGCTAAAAAATTTACTAAGAAATATAACACTAAAGAAAAATTAAAAATTCATATCAAAACATGTAAAATATGTAACATTGAGAAAACTATAATAAATTATCATAAAAATATAAGTAGTAAGGATGGGTATCATGATATATGTAAAAATTGTAGAAAGATTTTAACAAAAAAATATAATGATAAAAATAGAGATAAGGTAAAAGAGTCTAATTTAAAATGGAGAAGAAATAATCCAAATTATAAATACTCAGGTTATGATAAGAAAAGAAGACAGGTGGATTTGAATTTTAAATTAAAAGGAAATATTAGAAGTTTAATTCAACAAACTTTTAAAAATAATAATTGTATAAAAGGAAAAAGAACAACTGAAATACTTGGATGTTCTATTGAAGAATTTAGAGAATTTATATCTAAACAATTTTTAAATTGGATGTCATGGTCTAATACAAACAAATGGGATTTAGACCATATTATTCCAATTAGTTTAGCTAAATCTGAAAATGAAATTTATTTGCTAAATCATTATAGTAATTTTCAACCATTAGATTCTAATACAAATAGATATATAAAAAAGGATAATGTACCATTAGTATGTAATATGGATTTAAAAATATTTACTGAAAATAATTCAATAAAAAATTTGCAGAATTGAAAAATAAATTATATCTTTGTATTATGATAACGATAGATATTAAAGAGTTTCCTGAATACGAAACTTTTCCCGAAAAAGGAGACCATATGGTTGTAGATAGTAAAGTAGTTAATCTTTGTTTTGAGAAAGACAACCAAGAATATGATATACTTGCTAGAATTGAAGTAGAATATCAGAGATGGTATGCATATGCAACTCAAGAAGTTCCTGAATGGAACGGGTATGAGGTAAAATATTTTGATATTGATTTGATTAAGGGTCATGATAATGATAAAGACTTATCAGACAAAGATTTAAGAAGACTAAGACAATATATAGTTGATAATATAGAATTTATATGAGTAGACCTGTAACAAGAAAACCAAGATTACCAAAAAGTATTGGTATGAGTAGAGGCGGTAAATATAGAGTAATTTTTACTGCAAAAGAAGTGGCTAACTCTGATAGAAGAACCATTTATGTGGGCACTTATGAAACATTGGAAGAAGCAGTTAAAGAAAGAGATGCTTTTATTATAGCTAATTATAATGGAGTAGCAAAAGGGTATATGCCTAGAGGAGTATCATTCATCAAAAGACAGAATACCTATCAAGCAAATTTGAGTATTGAGGGTACATCATTTTATATTGGGACATTTAAAACTATTCCCGAAGCAATAGAAGCAAGAAATAAATATATAGAATCATTGAAATGACACAATTAGAAAAACAATTGGAACATATTCAACAACGTAAAGAACAAGCCTTAAAAGATGTTGAAGAAAAATATGATAAAATGGCATGGGATGTCATAGACCATGCTTTAGAAAATAATGTTCAAATGATGACTAAATCAGATTTATTGGAAAAATATGGTGATATGTTATCAGATGAAGAGAAAGAAATTATAAATAACTTATAATATGAATACAATAGTAATAATATGGCTAGTTTTAGGGCTAATAGGTGTTATTTTGACTCTAATAGATATTAAACATCATGAAGGAAGTATTAAGGTAAAACATATTTGTTCTGCTCCTTTAGCAGTTATTTTTGGATTAATATTTCTAATAATAGCACTTGCAAATGTAGAAATGTTTAAAGGATTTTGGGATAAGAAAATATTTTAATTTAAAAATTAATGCTTTTGGATATGTGAATCTTTTGTAGTATATTTGTAGTATAAATTATACAGTTATGATAAAAGAAAAAGATATTCTTATTCGAGTAGATGAAGAATTAAAAAAGAACATCACAGAAAAAGCAAAAAGTAAAGGATTATCCTTATCCTCTTATGTTAGAATGTTAATTGTAAAAGATTTACAAGATGATAATATATAAAATCACAAATATTGTAAATGGTAAAATATATATAGGACAATCAAGAAATACAAATAAATATTATTTTGGAGGGGGTTCTATATTGAAAAAGGCAATTAAAAAATATGGCAAATCTAATTTTATTAAAGAGACTATAGAAGAATGTAACTGTGAGAAATGTTTAGAAGAAAGAGAAATTTTTTGGATTAAAGAATTAGATAGCAGAAATCCTGAAATAGGTTATAATATTAGAGAGGGAGGAGGTCTTAATGGAGGACATTATGATATACAAGGAGAAAATAACCCTAATTATGGTAATAAATGGACTGATGAAGCTAAACAAAAAGCTTCTGATAGATTAAAAGGTCATTCTTTAGAAGAGATATATGGTTTAGAAAAAGCAAATGAAGTAAGAAATAAAATGAGTATTTCAGCATCAGGAGTAAATAATTCAATGTATGGTATAAGTCCTGAGAAAAGGCAATGTTATATTTGTAATAAAATAGTAGATATTAGAAATTACAATAGATGGCATGGAGAAAAATGTAGAGGAGTTGATTTTTTAACACGAGAGGATAAACAAAAATTAAAAAAAGAAAATAATGACAGCACCAAGTAAAGCAAGACAAATCATCAATGAATATTTTCATAAATGCCAAGAGTGGTTTCCTCCTCAAACAATAAATGGATGGGGTAAAGTAAATTACAGGGCTTGTGAATTAGCTTTAATAGCAGTAGATGAGGTTATAGAACAATGGGATTATTTAGATACTTATTTAGGAGACGGAAATGGAGAATTAAATCCAAATCTTAAATATTGGTATGATGTCCAAAAATATATAAAAACAGAACAACAAAAACATTATGAGTATAGAAACAACGATTAATTATTATCAGGGGTTGTATGGAGTTATCTTTTTTGATTGGTATAGTAGTGATACAGCATATATCCATGAGAATGATATGAATCCTAGACCTGAATATTTAAAACAGATTTTAGGGGTTATTCACGCAGAATTGCGGGAAGTAAAAAACTTTAAAGATTTATATCCTAAAGTTAAAGAGGCTTTATACATGATGGAAGATACAACAGCAGAAGATTATGAGTATTAGTAGTGACACTTACGAACAAAGAGAGTATGAATTATTTGCAAGAATAAAAGTACTAGAAGAAGCTTTAAGAGAAATTAAAGAAATTGTAGATAATGATATTAAAGACCCTGATTCTAACTCTTTTGATGAAATGTTAGAAATAGAGTATGTAATACAACAAATACCTGATTTATGAGTTTTATAGACAGAACAGACGAACGTAGATGCTTTGTTGATTGTGGACAACCTAATTGTCCTTGTAAAACAAGAAAGCTAACAAAAGCAGATTTAGAATTTGCTATTGGAACGATTGTGATAGCTAGGAAAAATTATTATATTATCAAAGCTGTAGAAACTTGGAGAGGATTAAAAACAAATCCTAATATAGGTCTTGTAGTAGTTCCTTTTAAAGAAGATATAACAATTCAAGTTCCCGAAGGTTCTTTTGTTGCTACTCCAAATGATGACAAAGACGACATCAGAGAAAAATTTAATAAATGGTTAGAGCAATTGGGAAAAAATCCTAAACCTAAATTTAAACCAATGACGAATTTAGAAGACTCAGGTTTCATGGGTGGAATCAAAGAAGATTGATATGAAAACAAACGAAATAAAAGAAATATTAATGCAAAGACTCTATGAGAAATCACGGAGTCTTTTTATTACCAATTATACAGGATGTGGACTTCCTGAATGTGATGTGTTAAGAATTACAGAATCTAATATAACCTATGAATATGAAATCAAAAATTCAAGGTCTGATTTTAAAGCCGACTTTAAAAAGATTCATAAACACGAAGTATTACAAGGAAAGCATAAGGACAACCCTCAATACAATAAATACAAAGACTTGTATTATACAGAAGAATACCTCAACGAGAATTGGGGTTCTGTAGGAAGATGTAATCACTTCTACTATTGTTGTCCTGAGGGTATGATTAAAGAAAATGAAATCCCTGATTATGCAGGATTGATATATGTAAAAGAAAACGAAATTGAAGTGATTAAAAAAGCACCTAAATTACATTCTTTTAAAGCTAATGAAAAATTAATTAGGTCTGTAGCTAATTTATTAAGTGCAAGATTTGTGTTTAATGGATGTTCTTATATGACTTATAAGAATCAAAAATATAATGGGTAGTATATTATCAACAAAAGAAATTGTAGAACGATTTAGAAATACACATGGAAGTAAATATGACTATTCTGAAACTGTATATGTAGATTCAAAAACTAAAGTAATTATCATTTGTAAAAAGCATGGAGATTTTGAACAAAGTGTAAATCACCATATAAAAGGCTCAGGATGCCCCAAATGTAGTCCAAATTATAAAAAACGACTTACTACATCAGAATTTATTTCCAAATCAAAATTGATACATAAAAACGATTATCAATATCATAAATCTAATTATAAAAATGCTCATACAAAAATTACAATTACTTGTCCTTTACATGGAGATTTCAAACAGTTGGCATTGAATCATTTAAAGGGGAATGGATGTGCAAAATGTAAATCTTCTATTTCTAAACCCGAAATAGAACTTCAAAAATTTATTATAGCATCAGGATATTCTATTGAAGTAAATAAACGAGATATAATAGCTCCTTATGAATTGGATATTTTTATTCCTGCTTTAAATGTAGCTATTGAATTTAATGGGCTTTTTTGGCATTATTCAGATAAACATTTTAGAAAAGGTTATCACGGAATGAAATCAAATTTATGTAGAGAAAAAGGTATTGGGCTCTTCCATGTAAGAGAAGAGCTTTGGATAAAAGATAAAGAAAGGATGAAAGAAATTATTTTAAAATACTTGAAAAGCAAAGTACTTTGAAATTCAAAGTGAATAAACGCAAAAAATCCCCTGAACGACAATTAAGCCATTCAGGGGATTTCTTTTTATTTAACTTTCTTCGTCCTCATCTTCATCTAAATTATGGGATGAGCATTTACATTTTTTAAAAGCTGTTTTAAGCACAGAAGCAAAGGTAACAGGATGTATAGTATATCCTTTTCCTTGCCAATGTAATAATCTACGGATAACATTTTTTGCTATAGATTTGGATTTATAAACTTCTTTATTAGGTACTAAAAGCTTTTGTTCAAATGAATCAGTAGCAAAATATTCTAATTTACCTGTATCAATATTAAATTTACTTTGTTCTATTGTGTAAGGAAAATCTAATGGATTTTTATACAATAGCTGAATATCCTTACCTAGATATTCGTATGTTGCGGCGGTGCTAGAGGTATATAACAATTTAAATTTGTCATTTGCTTTTATTTTATTCTCTATAATATTGGTATGCACGAAGTCATAATCTTTAGGAATAACGCCTGATAAAATATCTATCACAGCTCCTCCTGTTAATATTAAACTTCCTAAATTTTCTTCTTTTAAAGTTTTAAGAAATAAATCTTCTTTTAAAACTTTTTCATATTTTTCTAACATATTAATATAATTCTGAGTTTGTTAATATTTTATATAAATTCTGTAGTTGATGTACATAAGTTAAATCTATTTTTCCTACACCTGAATCCCATCCACCATCTTTAATTCTAATCCAATGGAAAGGATGAACTCTTACTAGCCAACCACCATAAGAATCTGTTCTATCAGGTCTTTTAACCATTGGTAATCTTTCCAACCATTTATCATCTAAAGGTACAGGTTCAATTTCGGAAGGAAGTACAGCCACTTCTTCTGTGTTTTCAACACTTTGTAAAACTACACTTGTTGAATTAAGTGCTACAAGTCTATATAATTTTAATTTATATATCAAGTAATTACCTAACATTAAATCTTTTGTGTTCATATTATACTTTTTCTATTTTAATATAACAATATTCACTGATATGATTATTTAATTCTTCAATAATATTATGACCATCTACAGAAAATAAATCTTCTTTTCCATATATTCCTGTCCATTCAGTTCCTACTAAATAATCTGTATCTATTTCCATAATACCATAAAAAGTTTTCAGAAAATCTTCTTCAATAGTATATGGATTGATAGGTTTATTAGAAATATAGTATTTAACTCTTACTCTGTTGTTAGTAGATAACTCTAAAATATTTTCTATTTCATCTGTCAAACAGCTTCTACCAACTCCTAAAACACTCCATTCCCCTTCATATGTAATTTGTCCACATAATTCTAGAGTTGTATGTTCATCATTATAAATTTTATAGTTTATCATAAATCTGTAAATATTTCAAAAATTCCTTCAATAATATCTAGGATTAAATCTCCTAGACCAATCTTACACAGGAATATAATAAATCCTATTCCTCCTGATATTCCTAATATCCAATATAATGCTATCATTTTTCTAATTGTTTTAAATGTGCTGTGGGATAATCATTTCCCCATTTTTGAATATAATAATAAATATTATCTAATTCGTTGTCTTTTGTTCTTCCTACAAAAGTCATCATGGGAAAATTGTTCCAATCTCCATATGCTTTTATATATTGCACTTCTTTTTTATTAGAGTAAGTTACAGTCATAATATCTTCTTTAGAATTATATGATGCATGTTCTATTTTAGGTTCATGTAAAAGAGTTGCCATTAAATAAGCAAATCCTGATACTATTGCAGCTATTGCTATCATTATTAAGTATATCATATTAATTTTTTTGATTTATTGTTACAAGTTCACAAAATTCAATAAATTCTTTATCACTCATATTATTTTTCATATTATTTATTGTAGTATGAACCCATTGAACATTTTCTTTTATATATCCTTTATTTGAATCTATTCTATCTAATGAGGCTGTACCACCTAAAGATTTCTTTTCAGGAAAAGTTAAATTTAAATCTGTAAATACACATTTACCCTCTTGTTTCAAGAATAAATCCCAAGCATATTCCATAGTTAAATCATATTCAAAGTCAGGATTTGTTTTTCTCCTTTTCTTTAAAACTTGAATTATTCTCCTAGCCCACCATTCTCTTGTTAAAGAACCTATAATGTAAGGTTCATCTAAGATTTCAATATTTGAGTTTGAATTTTTTCTACAATTTTTACAACCTTGTCTACCTATTCTTGTAGAATATCCATCCTGTTTAAATTCATTTCCACATTTAGTACATTTACATAAATAATAACTTTGGTCATTTTTGTTTTCGATAAATTCTAAAACTTCTGTACCTTGAGGAAATACTTTCCCTTCCATAATTATTCTCTTCATGATTCCTTCAAAGCTAACATTCGTAAATATGATGAGATACTCAAACCTAATTTTTTAGCTTTAAGTTTAATTAAATATAAGTCTTCTTCTGTGACTCTTACTGCTATGATTTTATCTTTATTTTTCATAGTACAAATGTATAACAAATATATAACAATTCCAAAAGGATTAATTTTGAAATTTATTTATCTAGTCTAATACCCACTGCCACGGGGAAGCGAGGAATACCTTCGGTAGAATACTCAAAGAATCTCACTTCTGCTGTCTGACCAATATAATCTTGTTTATTACTCAAAAACTCAGCTCTTTGTTCATGGGAGAATCTCATCCCACAACCAAATGTTCTACCATCTTCTAGCGCACAGATAAAGATACCTTGGTCAGGTCTTTTTTCACTAGCTTCTACATCTACAATTGTACATGCTATGTCTTCAAAATCTTTAAATTTCAATAGACTTGAAGAACGTTTATTAACTTGATAACCTTCATTTCCCCAACGAACCATTGTACCTTCATAACCTAATTCAAGATTTTCTTTATGTACAGCTAAAAGCTCTTCTTTATTATTTACAATAACAGTGGGAACTAATTCAATGTGCTGAGGCTGACAAGTTTCAATTAATGTTTTCAAAATAATATATCTATCCATAAATCCTAGATTAGGTAATACCATATCATAAACATGATATTTAACTGTTTCAGATTCTCCAGGACGATATTTTTTGATAAGCTCCATGTTACGTTGAAAATTATCACCATGAGCATATAATTCACCGTCAAAAGTATCAGACCATTCATTAAGTTCAGAAGCAATATGAGCCATTGTATCAATGACTTTATTTTTTCTTGAACGTAAAACTTCTTGAGTTTTTAAACATCTCATACCATCTAATTTAGGTTGAGCTAATGCAGGATAAACTACTTTTTTCTCTTCTTTTACAAAATCTTTTGCAAGCATTGGAAGAACCAAATTTCCTCCTTCTGCTTCCTCGATAGATTCATAATAACCTTCTTCAAGTTTCTTTTTGATTTTTGCTGTTGCTTCTGCCACGGCTTGTTGTTCTGCTGTAGTTTCATTTGCTTTCCCTGTATTTTTCCCACGACATTCACTAATGTTAGTTACAGGATTGGGGCTATCAACTAGCCCACTTACCTGTATAATTTTATTTCCTTCTGTTGAAATTGTTAAGAATCTAAATTTTTCTTTAGAGTCTTTTTTGAATATTGTTTTATTCATAAGTATAATTTAAAAAACATTCTGTAGCTGAACCATCAAATTTGATTTTTGGTACATAATGTTGTTGTGATAATTTTTTATGTAATTTATTTTCTTCTAATAAAGCTTCTTTATAAGGTAATACCTTTTCATATATAATTTCATAATCGTATGGCATTTTTTGATATGTATTTATAAATCTAAATTTTACAGAATGTCTTGTAAATCCTATCTTGTAAAATATAGTCCCATCAATATCTGTCATTTTTATACAATACACAATAGCATTATTAATTCCTTTTGTATATGTTATTCTTTTTAAAGCAGATTTTTGATGAGCACATATAGAACAACCTGAACCTTTTAAATGCGATTGTAAACTTTGCTCAAATAGTCCATGTATAGGACAATGTACTTTTATTTTATTTGAACTATTTGTATATTTAAAATTAGGATAATCATAATAATTATTATGGATTTTATTTAAAGTATATATTGTTTGAGATTCTTTATCAATACATGATAAAATATTAGGAAATTTTTTCTTTAAATTACCCACGAACACATAATATTTAAAACCATTTATTTTTATTAAAATCTTACTATTACCATCTTTAAAGTTTTCTAAAATTCTTATATTAGATTGATATTTCTTTCTAACATAGTTTTCCAGAAAACTTTTTTTATTGATGGCACTAGTTATTGTTACTTTGTGTCCTTTTTTTAAATACATTAAATCACACTTGACAATGCCATATTCTGTTTGATAATAAGCATATTGTCTATTATTATGATTTTTGACTATTCCTAAATTTTTTAATAACTTAATTTCCATAATACAAATATAGAAAAATAAAATTATATAATACAAAAGTATTAATTTTTAAATTAATCTTTTTGAATCTAATTTATATATTAAAATACATTATCAGATTCTATTCTTGAATTTATAGGAACTAATCCTGTTTCTCTACTTAATTCTATCATAGCATCCATTATATCAGATTGATGAGGTCTTAATCTAACTAATTCAGCTTGAGCATCTCTAATAGATTGATTAAGTCTATCTGTATCTAATTCTTGACGTAAGGAATCAGGCATTCTATGAGTTCTTATTGTAGCTCTACCTTCGGTATTTAGATTAAGTTCTTGATAATCTCTAAGTCTTACTGATTCTCTTGGATAAACTTCATCAGGTTCAAGAAGTCTATCTTCTGCCTCATCAAACGGTGTAACTCTATTTAATTCAGCCATTTGTTCAGAAAAGAAATCCTCAGAAGTTTGCCATCTTAGATTTGTACCTAAATCATTTACAGGCATTTCAGCCATACGTGCATTGGTAGGTTCAACAGGTTGTGAATCAGATTGATAAGTATCAAAACCTACAATATAATCTCCTGTTGCTCCATTTGTTTCTATATCAAAATATATTGAATTAGATGAAGAGGTATTTCTCTGTACTTTTACTTCTTGAGGTCTAGGTGTACCTTCAATAACCATTTCTCCAATCATTTCATTATCTATGGTCACTGCGCCACAATCTTGACAATGATGAGCTATATTATTATCTCCATATCTCAATATATGAGTATGATGAGAATCACATCTAGCACATCTTTCAGGACTATACAAATATTCTAATGTTGCAATCATTATATGAAGTAATGCATCTTCTCTGTCATCAAAAGAAGTATGCGGGTCATATAAATCTCCTATTAAAGACTCTGATTTTGTGAAAACAATACCTTGATACTTTCCAGTTGTAGAATTATAAGTAGTGTCAATGTCTAATTTGTGTTTGTCATTTAGATATTCTTGTAGTTCTTTTAACCAAAAATATAACTTTTCTTCTTTATATGGGTCATTTTTAGCTGAAACAAATCCATCTGTTTTAGCTAATTCAATTAATTTTGTTATTTTCTCGTTCATCATGATATTATGATATTAAATCTTTTTAAAAACCTACGAATAGGGTGATATGCTTTGTCTCCTGCATGAGTTGTCATAGTGACATTTTCAGGTATGTAAGTAATTTTTACTGTACTTTTCTTCTTACTGAGCCTATGAATAGTGAAGTCTCTATGCTTCTCTATAAAACTCATTATCTTGTTAAATTCTTTGTAACTATGTTGTGCCATCATCCAATTTCTATATCTTTTTCAGTTTTTAAATAATCATCAAATTCCCACCATGCGGTTTTATCAAATAATTCCAAAGCTATTTCACTAGGGAATAACATTCCTAAGAAGCTATATTTTGAATCATTAACCACCACAATTTCTCCGCCTTGGTCATCAATTTTCTTTTCTTTTAAAAATTCTTTAAATATTTTTCCAAGAATATGTTGGTCTTCTTTTTTATCCATTTCTCAATACTTCGTTTAATACTTTTCTTAATTCATCTTCTTGGTCATACTGTAAAGGTACTTCAACTACTGTTTCTTTCATATAAATACGAATTGTACCTTCCCAAGAAAGTTGAAATATATAGTTATCTCCTACAAGGTCATAGCCATTCCATTTGACATCTCTCCAAAATTCCCAATTATCAATTGCAAATCTATTTGCTATACGAACTAAATCAGGCGTATCTAAATTTTCTATAATCATATTACAAATATATTAAAAATTATCTATTGTACCAAATTACATGAGTAAAATCTTTTCTGTAATTTCCTACTTTAACATCAGAAGGGTAAATACTGACATCTGATTTTTGTACCCCATCAGAGTAATTTCCATAGCCATCATAATCTATAAAACCTCCTGAATTAACATTTTTCACAAACTCATCCAAAGACATCATTTTTCCTTTACCATCCCATTCAAATAAGTTTGCATCTACTAAAACTCTGTATTGTCTAGAAAGTTTATCATATTCTTTTTGTTCTAGTCTAGTATTTTCTTCATAAGCATCCCACCCTGTATCTTCGGGAGAGCCTATAAAAGCTTCATTTTTTTGTTTAATAATTACTAAAAGCTCTTCCATACGAGCATGTAATTGTTCTAATTTAGTCATCGTTGCTGTCATATAATTATATTATTGAAACATTCATACATACCATCAAATTTTAAATTTGGTATATATTTTTTATCTTTATTTTTTCTTTTTAAGTCGTTTTCTAATTTAAAAACTTCCTCCGCTGTACCTTCAAATATATTGATAATTTCGAATGAGTATGGTAGATTATTTGATATTGTAAATCTCGTATCAATGGTATTAAATGTTCTACCTATCTTATAAAATACTTCATTTTCGTTAAATATTTTTATAATATACACTTTAAAACTATCAAATTTTTTAGATATTAGGGCTTTATTTTTCCAATTAGTTAGAGTCCACCCTGTAGGGAATTCTTTTTGAAAACTAGATTTATTAAGATTTCCACATTTAGGACATCCTTTTCCGTTCCAATGATTGTCAGGAGTTTGTAAAAAATCTCCATGTTCTTTACAAGTTATTATTAACTTAGATTTATAAGTACTATAAATAGATTTTGAATAATCATAAATATAATTATGTATTTTATTAGCTTTGTTTATAAAATAACTTGTTTTATCTAAAGCAGATTCAATTCTTGGTTTATAATTCCTATAAAGTAAATCAGAACTTAATATTCTACATAATCCGAATTCATCTTCTATTAGGATTTTATGTTTTAAACCTTGATACTCTTCTTTAAGTATAAAAACAGAATCGTAAAATTTATTTGATTCCATGAGTCGTTTTTTAAATTCGTCATTAGATGTTTTTTTGCTCATCTTGTAAATCTTTTACAATTAACATTCTAACATAAGAGGATAAGGATAATCCTTTACTTTTTGCTTTTTCTGTA